TGCTTTGGGTGCTAATTCAAGTACCCCAGCATTGTGGTTGAACACTGGTTCTACTGATGTATTCATCACTTACACAATGGCAGGCACTTCCCTGTCTACTGGTGCTGCAACAATCATCATCAGTTACGCTGTGCGTGATTCAAGCGGTAACCAAGCACAACCTGCTTTACAACAGTAATTAATCACGGGGGCTTCGGCCCCCTCATAACAGGAGATTAATTATGAATCAAACCAATGTAAAACAAGCGCACCTAAACGGCAGTGGTTTTTTAGTTCTTGGTAGGAACCGAATCAAAGGCATCTCATTTACTGGCACATCAAGTGCTGGGTTTTTGGCTTTGTTTGATACTACTACGGCACCTGTAACTACGGCTACCTACGGGCGCTCTGGAAATACTGTAACCGTCACACAATCCGCACACGGATTTACAACTGGCGACACGATTGGTATTGACTTTGCCGCAGGTACGGGCGGAACAGCCACTAACGGAAACTATGTAGTAACCGTTACAAACTCAAGCACATTTACAGTTACAGACATTAATTCGGGAACTATTACTGCTTCTCCAACAATGGTGTATGCAAGCAAATGGCTTTTGAGTTATGACGTAGCGGCAAGTGACACTTTTAATAACTCACCAATTATTGCGGATGATGGCGTATTGGCTGTAAACGGCATATATGCTTACCTGTCTAACGTATCGGCGTGTAATATTTACTATGGCTGATACCAAGCAAGCAGTTTTGACAGGGCGTAAGCTGTTTATCGGCATACCCTGCCATGATGGACGTTTGAACGTCAAGACCGCATATGCTATTGCGCAGTTAATGCCAGAAGCTATGCGCCTTGGCGTTTCTGTAACGCTATCTGATATTTCAAACTGCTCCATCATTACGATGGCGCGTAACTCGCTTGTGCATGAATTTTTAAAGACCGATTGCACAGAACTGTTGTTTATTGATTCAGACGTTGTGGTAACACCCAATGACATCTTGCGTTTGATGGCGCAAAGTAGCGGCAAAGACATCACTGCGGGCACATACCCACGCAGAGCGCATGACAAGAAATTCTTTACAGACCTGTATTGGGACAAGAACGAAAACCTTGAGTTTGACGGTTCTCTCATGCGGGTTAAGCGTATCGGCACAGGGTTCATGCTGATTCAACGCCATGTGATTGAAGAAATGGTGGAAGCGCACCCTGAGTGGTCTTACAAGAACAAGCCTACAGGCGAGAGAATGTACGCACTGTTTGATTTTGACATCAAGGATGACCAATATATTGGCGAAGACTATTTGTTCTGCGACAGAGCGACGGATATGGGGTTTACAGTTCACGTTGATGTAGACATTAGTCTGCCCCATATTGGTAGTGAATCGTTCACCAGAAACTTCCGCGAGGAAGTTGTTATCCCGTTGCTGGATAGCATTCGGGAATCACGCTTGAAAGTTGTAAATGGCTAAATCACCAGCATGGACTCGCAAAGAAGGCAAATCAGAGAAGGGTGGGTTGAACGCCAAAGGGCGGGCTTCCTACAACAAAGCCAATCCGGGCAAGCCGGGGTTAAAAGCCCCACAACCAGAAGGCGGCTCACGGCGAGACTCTTTTTGCGCAAGGATGAGTGGCATGAAGAAGAAACTCACTTCCGCGAAGACAGCGAAAGACCCGAACTCCCGAATTAACAAGAGCCTACGGGCTTGGAACTGCTGATATGACTAACACACATGATGCAAAAGTAATGGCTGACGGCGCTGCCGTTGTAGTCGGCCTCGGTGGCTTTATGGAGTGGTTCCCACCCGTAGTTGCTTTATGTGGTGGAATATTGACCATTGTGTGGATGATTATTCGTATATACGAAACCGAAACTGTTAAAAACTTGATAGCCAAATATGCCAAGCACGAGTAAAAAACAGCACAATTTCATGGCCGCGATAGCGCACTCGCCTTCGTTTGCTAAGAAAGTAGGAGTCCCGCAGTCTGTGGGCAAGGATTTCAACAACGCCGACAAAGGCAAATCTTTTAAAAAAGGTGGTGATACTATGGCTTCTAAAATGAACCCCGGATTTATGGCAATGATGGCTAAGAAAAAAGCCGGAGCTAAAGCAGAAATGCCAATGAAAAAAGGCGGCACTGCTAAGAAAATGGCATCAGGCGGCTTTACACGTTCTGCTGACGGAATTGCTTCAAAAGGCAAAACCAAGGCTAAACAAGTTCGCATGAACATGGGCGGCAAAGCCTGCTAAAACCATGATGCCCAGTCGTGGAATGGGGGCGGTAGTCCCCAGCAAAATGCCTAAAGGCGTGAAAAAAGCACGCCGTGATGACACCGACTTTACTCAGTATAAAGAAGGTGGCAAGGTAAAATCCAAAGTAAATGCGGCTGGTAACTACACCAAACCCGAGTTACGCAAACGTATTTTTAACAGCGTAAAAGCTGCGGCAATTGTCGGCACGGGTGCAGGTCAGTGGTCAGCACGCAAAGCTCAGGTCATGGCTAAGCGCTATAAAGCCGCGGGTGGCGGATACAAATGACTTGGTCAAAAAAGTACAAAGCGTCAATAGATTGTGATAACCCAAAAGGTTTTTCGCAGAAGGCGCACTGTGCGGGTAAGAAAAAAATGGCGGGTGGCGGGTTAGCTAAACCGCAACAGTCTCTCAAGGACTGGGGCAAACAAGATTGGACGACTAAAAGTGGTAAAAAATCTTCTGACACAGGTGAACGATACCTTCCAAAAGCTGCGATCAAAAGTCTCAGCCCTGCTGAGTACGCTGCTACAACACGTGCAAAGCGTGCTGGCAAAAAAGCCGGGAAGCAATTCGTAGCCCAGCCTAAAAGCATAGCAAAGAAAACAGCGAGTTACAGATGACCATAGCAAGCCACATTCAAAAGCAACTTGATATTAGTGAACAACTATTTGAGATGATGCGCCGCGACCACAAAGAGCGCATGGGTCAGGTACTAGTTTGGGCCGACATGAACGAAAGCCTTATAAACAAACTCAAAGAACGCGACGAAGAGATCGAGCGTTTGCAAGGTCTTTTAAAAGCTTATCAAACTGTGGAGAACTTATAATGGCTGAAAAATGGATTCAAAAAGCAATCAAGAAGCCCGGGGCTCTGCGGTCAGAGCTTGGTGTGAAAGAAGGGAAAAAGATTCCCGCCGCGAAGTTGGCAAAAGCAGCCAAAGCCCCCGGAAAAATGGGCCAACGTGCACGACTGGCACAGACGCTAAAGAAGCTAAAGTAACATGGCCAACACCTCCGGAAACTCGTCGTTTAACTTAGACCTCTCTGAAATAGTGGAGGAAGCGTTTGAACGCGTGGGTTCGGAGTTGCGCACTGGCTATGACATGCGCACAGCGCGTAGGTCTTTGAATTTGTTGTTTGCTGACTGGGCTAATCGTGGCGTCAACATGTGGACGTTTGAGCAGGATGTGATTACCCTGACCCAAGGACAGCCAACCTACGCGTTGCCAGACGACACAGCGGACATTTTGGAACACGTTATCCGCACACAGGCCAATAGCCCAAGTAATCAAGCGGACTTAACAATTACACGTATTAGTGTTTCTACGTATGCCACACTCCCAAACAAGTTAACCCAAGGCCGCCCTATCCAAGTATGGATTCAGCGCTTAACGGGGCAGGCTTCCGTCTTGACGGGCACCGTATCCTCAACCATAACAGCCACAGCAACATCTATCCCAGTCACTAGTTTGGTGGGTATTCCCAATGCAGGGTTTGTACGGATAGGCACCGAATTAATTGGCTACAACGAGTTTTCTGTAGCTTCTGGCGCTACACCAGCGTACCTTTTGAATTGCACACGTGGGCAAGACGGCACAACAGCGGCAACACACGCTACTGGTGACGCAATCAGTTTGGTGCAAAAGCAGAGCATCACAGTCTGGCCTACGCCTGACGGCTCCCAGACATATCAGTTTGTGTACTGGCGCATGCGTCGCGTGCAAGATGCCGGTAATGGTGTTAATGTCATGGATGTACCTTTTAGGTTTATTAATTGCATGACAGCAGGACTGGCTTACTACTTGGCACTTAAAGTCCCCGGTGGAATGGATAGAATACAGATACTTAAAGCGCAATACGATGAGGCTTGGATGACGGCTGCGGACGAAGATCAAGAACGGGCATCAATCCGGCTTGTACCGCGCCAGATGTTCATTGGGAGTAGCACCTAATGGGTAACAGGTTTTCATCCGGCAAGAACTCGATTGCTGAATGTGACCGATGCGGCTTCAGATTCAAACTGACCTCATTGCGCAAAGAAGTAGTTAAGACAAAGACGTATAACTTGCTGGTCTGCCCCTCATGTTGGGACCCAGATCAACCACAGTTGCAGTTGGGTATGTACCCAGTTGATGACCCGCAAGGTGTGCGTGATCCCCGTCCTGACGTAAGCTATCAGGTTTCTGGACTTGGCGCAGATGGGTATCTTGGAGGCGGTAGTCGCATATTTCAGTGGGGGTGGAATCCCGTTGGAGGTGCAAGCGAGTTTGACGCGGCGTTAACACCAAATAACTTGGCATTAAACGTGCAATTGGGTACAGTCACAGTAGTAACAACTTAGGAGTTGAAAATGGCAAAAATGGAATCAGGCAAAGCTGACATGGCGCAAGATAAGGCGATGATTAAAAAAGCCTTTAAAATGCACGACAAGCAAGAACACAAAGGCGGCAAAGGTACGAACTTAGCCAAACTGGCTAAAGGTGGCAAGACCAATGAGATGATGAAGTCTTATGGTCGTGGTATGGCTAAAGTAGTAAACCAGCGCGGTTCTGGACGCGGAGGCTAATATGGCAATAAATAACCTACCCGCATCAGCCTACGCAAAGCCACACACCATGTCGGGCAAAAGCGTAACCGTTGAGTCGAACCCCGGCAAAGAGCCAAACCGTAGCAAAGCAGACACAGTTGATATGTCTGTCGGTAATATCAGCAAATCCGCTGGTAATGAGACTGTTAAAACAGACGGTATTAAAATCCGTGGTACTGGCGCAGCCACTAAAGGCTTGATGGCACGAGGCCCGATGGCATGACCTATACCGAGCTTGTAGCTGCAATTCAGACGTACACGGAAAACAATTTTCCGACGATCACGCTTGCCGATGGCGTTACTACTGTGTCTTCTACACAGCAGATCAACCGTTTCATCAATCAGGCAGAACAACGCATCTACAACTCGGTTCAGTTTCCATCGTTACGTAAGAACTCAACGGGTATCACTACCGCAAACAATAAATACTTGTCGTGCCCCAACGACTTCTTGTCAACTTATTCTTTGGCAGTTGTGGATCCAACCACAGGGGCGTATACCTATCTGTTAAACAAAGATGTTAACTTTATTCGCGAAGCCTACCCAATCCCTACAGATACTGGTGCCCCTAAGTATTACGCTTTATTTGGTCCGACAGTAACGTCTTCTGCAATTACTAACGAGTTGTCTTTCATTCTTGGCCCCACGCCTGATGTGGCTTACACGGCAGAACTGCACTACTATTACTACCCTGATTCAATCACTACAGCAAGCACAACTTGGCTAGGTGATAACTTTGACACTGTTCTGCTATACGGATCACTTGTTGAGGCGTATACCTTTATGAAGGGTGAAGCCGATCTTGTCCAGTTGTACAACCAAAAATACATGGAAGCACTTGCCTTGGCTAAACGCCTTGGAGATGGTCTGGAGCGCAGTGATGCGTATCGTAGTGGTCAGGCTCGTGTGGCTCCGCTACCACAGAATAACGGGGTTCAGTAATGGCATTTACTGGCAACTGGACAACCAATACGTTCAAGACAGGTTTACTTGACGGGATATTTAATTTTGATACAGGCACAACGCAGGTATTTAAGATCGCCCTGTATACAAACGCGGCTACGCTAGACGCCACTACAACAGCATATACAAGCACGGGCGAGGTATCTGCAACAGGTTACACGGCCGGTGGACAAACATTGGTGATTAGCCAAATCCCCACAATAGGTAACCAGACAGGTGCGGCTACAACCTACTTGTCCTTTACAAATGCCGTGTGGTCAACCTCTGTTACAGCGCGGGGTGCATTGATTTACTTGGCTAACGGTACAACAAACCCAACAGTTTGTGTATTAGATTTTGGGGCAGATAAGACCTCTACAGCCACATTCACCGTACAATTCCCCGCAAACACTAACACCTCAGCAATCATAAGGATTTCGTAATGGTCACAACAATTTACGGCGATATGGACGAATCTCTTCTTGAAAAGAAAGAAGGGGTTTTTGAGGATGACAACGAATTGACCACTTGGGTTGAGTATTGGAAAGACGCAGAGTTAGTCCATCGTTCAGCACATGTAACACTTAAACGCTCCCTGCCTATTGGCGGTGAAGTAGGCACTTTCTAAAAGGAAACATCATGGCAAATACCGCATCCCTATGCACTTCGTTTTTAGCCGAAGCGCTGACCGCAACTCACAATTTTGGCGTAGCACCTATCCGTGCAGCAACTACAGCAGACACCTTTAAGGCAGCTTTGTATTTGACTAGCGCAACGATTGACGCTTCCACTACAGCCTATTCATCTACAGGTGAAGTGACTGGAACTAACTACACGGCTGGTGGTGTAACAATCACAAACGCTACTGCCCCTGCTTCAACTAACAGTTCTGTAACTGCTGGCGTGGCTTACTGGACTCCTTCTGCAAGTATTAGTTATACCAACGTAACTTTGAGCACTTCATTCAATGCAATGCTTATGTATAACTCAAGCCAATCAAACAAGGCTGTTGGCGTATACACCTTTGGCAATCAAACGATTACTGCTGGTACTTTTGCGTTGACAATGCCTTCAAACACAACGACTACCGCTTTACTGCGTATCTCTACAACATAAGCGGAGGCGGCTTAAAGCCGTTTAGACCATGTTTGGTATCTCCGCTTTTGCTGAAACGCCGTTTGCCTCGCTATCTGGGGTAACGGTTGCGGTCGCCCTAACAGGTAACGCAGCATCAGGCGCAGTAGGTACAGTTGGAGTAAGTAATAGCCCTGCCCTGACGGGTGATTTGGCTTCTGGTTTTGTAGGGACAGTAACTCCGAGTAGTACACAAACAGTCTCTGGGAATG